CTCAGCCGACTTTCCAGCGATTTCCCGCCGTGACGCCGTACTCCCTCGCCGATTTCACGCGGTTCTGCCGCCAGCTGAGGACCGAGGCCGGAAAGCCGCTGATCCTGCGGGACTTCCAGCGCCGGCTCCTGGCGCCCTACTTCCGGGGGACCCGCGAGACCGTGATCGTCCTGCCGACCGGCAACGGCAAGACGACGCTCCTCGCGGCGCTCGCGGTCTACCACATGATCCGAGTGCCGAACGCCCAGGTCCTCATCGTGGCCTCGGCCGCCGACCAGGCCGCAACGCTGTTCAAGCAATGCCGGATCCTGATCCAGGACTCCCCGGTGGCCGAGCTCCTGGACGTCAAGAACGGCATCCGGGCCATCTACCACCAGGGGGACGGGCCGAACCGCCGCCGGGCCGGGGAGATCCGGGTCATCGCCTCGGAGGTCGGCAAACAGGAGGGCGCGATCCCGACCCTTGTGCTCGTCGACGAGCTCCACGCCCACCACGACCTGGCGATGTACGAGATGCTCCGGGACAAGCTGTGGAAGCGCGCCGCGGAGCGTGGCTGCGGGCGGATGGTCGCCATCTCGACCGCCGGCTTCACGTTCTCGAGCCCGCTCTACAAGCTCCGCGAGAAGGTCATAGAGCTCCCGACCTACCGCCGGCAGGGGCCGATGTGCCACGCGACCGGACCGGGGTTCACCTGGCTCGAGTACGCGCTCGATCCCGACCAGGACCGCGACGACCTGGGGTTGGTGGCGAAGGCAAACCCGGCGCCGTGGGTCACGAGGAAGGCTCTGCAGGCACGGAAAGCCTCGCCGACGATGAGCCCTGGGGAGTGGGCACGATCGGCCTGCAACGTCTGGACCGCCGGCGCCGAGCAGCCCATCTCGCCGGAGGAGTGGGACCCGCTCGCGGTGGACATCGGGCGGATCGAGGAAGGCGAGGAGGTCATCCTCGCCCCTTCCGTCGGGCACAACGCCGCCATCTGCGTCGCGGCGAACCGTCCTGAGGGACGGGTGGCGGTCCGCGTCGAGTTCCTCGAGCACCTCGAGGGGACGTCGATCCTGGCTCGGACCGAGGACGCGATCTTGGAGCTCTGCCAGCGGTTCATCGTGCTCGCCGTCCATCACCCGATGGGGGCGTTCATCCGTTCCGCCGACCTGCTCGCGGCCGAAGGGGTCCCGATGATCGAGGCGGCGCATTCCGTGCCTAGGCTCGCCGCCGCCTCGGGGACGTTCAACCGGATGCTGCGCTCCGGACTGCTGATGCACGACGGCGACCCCGTCCTCCGCACGCACGTCCTGTCGGCCACGCTCAAGTCGAACGAGGCCGGCGAGCGGTACGAGATCTCCGATCGTGCCAGGGGCTTGATCGCGATGGAGATGGCGGTCCACGCCGTGACCGTGTTCGAGCCCGAGCCGTTCATCGGACTGCCATCGGAGGGGATCGGATGACCGACACCGGATGGCTCGAGCGGCTCGGATTCGACCGTGAACCCGACGCGCAGTTCGAGATCGTCGTCCCTCCCGAGATGCGGAACGCCATCACCTTCGGGGGAGCGATCGCCCCACGGATCTCACGGAGCGAAGCCCTCCAGGTGCCGGCGGTCCTGAGGTCCCGGAACCTCATCGCGGGGACCTTGGCTCGCCTACCGATCCATATCCGCGACAAGGACCACCAGATCCAGTCTCCGACGACCCTGCTGGACCAGATCGACCCCGATATCCCCAACATCGTCACGATCGCCAACACATACGAGGACCTGCTCTTCGAAGGCATCTCCTGGTGGAGGGTCCTGGACTTCGGGTGGCACGGCTACCCGAGCTTCGCCGAGCACATCAGCCCGCATCGGGTCAACGTCCAGGGCTGGGTTCCGCCGGTGAACGGCTCGAGCCCATCGAACTCGGTAGGACCGGCTCGCGTCTACATCGACGGCTATCCGGTCAACGACAACGAGGTCATCCGGTTCGACTCCCCGAACCCGCCGCTCCTGGTCCACGCGGCGCGAGCGATCCGAACCTGTCTGACCCTGGACTCGACGGCCTCCCGCTACGCCGACGAACCTGTCCCGCTCGGCTACTTCACGCCGAAGGAAGGCACCCATCCTCGCGAGGACGAGGCGCTCGTCACCGGCCTGCTGGACAAGTGGGCGCAAGCGCGAGCCCGGAAGCAATGGGGCTACGTCGGTTCGGCGTGGGAGCTCAAGACCCTCCAGTTCAACGCCGAGCAGATCCAGCTCGCCGACCAACGCCAACACGCCGTCCTGGAGATCGCCCGAGCGGCAGGGGTGGACCCCGAGGACCTCGGCGTGAGTACCACCTCGAGGACGTACCAGAACGCCGAGCAGCGCCGGCTAGACCTGGTCGACTTCACGTTCGCGCCGTATATGGCGGCGCTCGAGCAACGGCTCTCTATGCGGGACGTTCTGCCGAGGGGATACGAGGCCAAAGTCAGTCTGGACGGGTTCCTCCGCGGCGACACCAAGGCCCGTATGGACGCCTACAAGGTCGGCAAGGAAGTCGGCGCCTACACCACCGACGAGATCCGCGAGCTCGAGGACCGGCCGAAGCTCACGCCGTCCCAACGTGCTGAGAACGCACCCCCGGCCGCGATGCCGGCGCAGCAGCCGCAGACCCAGGAGGTCACATGACCGAGGAACACACGATCACGTTCGTTGACGACCCTGAGGTGGCCGCGTCGTTCAAGGCCGACGCCGAGACGCGCATCGTCCAAGGGATGCTCGTCCCCTGGAACAAGGTCGCGCCGTCCGGGTTCGCCAAGTGGAAGTTCGCCCCAGATTCGCTTCACTGGTCAGATCCGAAGCGAGTCAAGCTGAATCTCGGGCATGAACGCAAGGACACGGTCGGGTTCGCCGCCCGTCTCCAGCCTGGTGCTGTCGGTCTCACCGGCACCATCAAGGTCGCTCGCGGAGGGGAAGGTGACAAGGCGCTCTCGCTCGCCGAGGACGGCGTCTTGGACGGCTTCTCCATCGAGGTGGACTTCGACGTCGATGCGGGGGATGCGTGGGAACCCGATCCCTCCGATGAGTCGGTTCGCCTGGTCAAGAGGGCCACGCTGCGAGGCGTCGCGCTCACGGGATATCCCGCCTTCGACGACGCTCGGGTGGAGCGCATCGCGGCGGCTCGGCAAGAAGGAGTGACGATGGCAGAGGACATGAAGAACCCGCAGGGGGAGGGGGAGGAGCGCGTCGACTTCGAGGCGCACCTGTCCGCTCTCGCCGAGCGGGTGGCGAAGAACCAGCAGGAGTTCCTGGAGCAGTTCGGCAAGGGCGTCACCGATCAGCTCGACGCCGGCATCCGCACCACGCTGGAGAGCATCGGCTCGCCGCAGGACGGCCCGGAGACGGTCCGGGCGGCGCGGTACGGCACGCTCAAGGAGCCCTCGGTCTACACGTTCGACGGCCGCGGCGACTCGCTCGTCCGTGACGCATGGGCGGCGGCTCGCGACCACGACGAGGACGCGATCCACCGGCTCCGCAAGTTCCGCGCACAGTCCGAGGACATCGCCGACGTGGTCCACCACTCCATCAACTTCGCCCCGCAGACCACCACGACGGCCGCGTCCATCATCCCTCCGGGCTACCGGCCCGACCTGTACGTGTCGGACCTGTTCCGGGAGCGGCCGCTGGTGAGCCTGGCTTCTCAGGGGACCATCGCCAACGCCACGCCGTTCACCGTGCCGAAGTTCACCTCGGTGACGACCGGCTCGGCGACCCACGTGGAAGGTACGAACCCCTCCGACGGCTCGCTCGCGTTCGCACCGCAGGTCGTGACGCCGCAGGCCATCTCGGGGCGCATCGTGCTCACCCGTGAGATCGTGGACTCCTCGAACCCGGCGATCGACCAGATCGCGTTCGCCGAGATGCGGGAGTCCTACGAGCGCCAGACCGAGACGATCGTCTACACGCTGCTCAACGGTGCCTCAGGTGCCGGCGGCACGATCACCAACGGGTTCGTTCCCTCCGGTGCGCAGGCGGTCACCACGGCCGGTGGTACGGACAACCAGACGCTCGTCAAGGCGATCCGAAAGGCCGTCGCCGACTACTGGTTCGCTCGCTTCGCCGCTCCGACCGGAGCTGCGATGGGCCAGGGCGCAACCGCACGGCTCGCTCAGGCGGTGGACACCACCCAGCGTCCGCTGTTCCCCTGGACGGGCGGCATGAACGCAGCCGGCGTGGCGAACCCGCCATCGGCCGGCTACCAGGTCGACTCGCTCTCGTTCCAGCCGGCCTGGGCGATGACCGGCGTGGCGGCAGGTGACTCGCAGATGTTCCTCATCAAGGCATCGGACCTGTGGGTCTGGGAGTCCCCGCTGCTCACGTTCCGTTTCGAGGAGAAGCAAGGCCCGGCGAACATCGAGCTCAACATCTTCGCCTACTTCGGTACGGCGTTGATTCGCCCGGTGGGTCTGTCCGGAATCCGCATCACGTAGGTAGCCTTGGGTTAGGGGTCGGTGCAGAGCCTGAACGCGGCGGGGTAGCTCCTCGTGTTGTGCAGGGCTGCCGGCCCCTATCCCTTGCCTGACGAAGGAGGAAGCATGGCAGCGATCACAGTCGCAGCGCAGGGTGCCGCGATGACCATGGCCGCGGCATCCGGTGGTGGAGACACCGTCGCGGGGACCGGCACCAACGCCGGCGGATGGATGTCCGGGGGTACCCCGGTCCTCGTCGCCACCGTCGGTGCCAACTCCACGATCATCACGATCGACGGCGTGGCGAAGCCGGCGTTCATCTCGGGGACCACGGTCTATGCGCTGCCCACGGGCGTCTACCCGCGCTCCATCGCGGTCACGTACAGCCAGGTGACGGGTCTGACCGTCGGTGCGGCGGTGCTCTGATGGAACGCATCCAGGAGACCGAGGAGGGCTATTACGAGCCGAACGGCGACGTCCTGGAGTGGCGCTGGAAGGACAAGGACGAGAAGCCCAAGGCCGAGCCTGAGGCCAAGCCGACGCCGACACGCCGACGCAAGGCCAAGAAGTAGATGGCCGACCCGTTCGTCTCGGCTTCGGAGTTCTGCGAGCACACCGGCATGGCCGTTCCCACGGACCCCTCACGGCTCCAGGCGTTGCTACGCGCGACCTCGGAGATCATCCGCGGGGTCACAGGACAAGTCCTGTCGACGGTCACGGGTGAGGTCCTGGTCGTCCAGCCGGAATACTCGCTGACCTTCGGCCGGCTGAACCCCTGGCCTCGAGCCATGGGCGACGTCATCTACCTGCCGGAGCGGCCGGTGACGGCTTGCACGATGACGGTAGCCGCCGTGTCCTTCACCGCGTTCTCGTTCAACGCCGACGGCGTCGTCTGGAGAACAGACGGCCTGTGGTGGGACAAGGCGGCGACGATCACCTACGACCACGGCTACGCCGAGACCTCGAGCGAGATGGCGGAGATCAAATCCATCTGCATCGACGCCGCGACCCGCGCCTACACGCTGAACGAGCGCGGCACGGGGGAGGCGTTCGGCATGGAGCTGATGGAGTCACGCGGGTTCGCTCCCGCGATCTTCCTACTGCCCAACGAGCTCATGCGGCTCGAATCGTTCAGCGGGATAGGGGTGGGGTGATGGCGAAGATCACCGAAGGCACGACAGGCACCTACAAGTACGAGGGGACCAAGGAAACGTTCGTCCCCCAGGACGAGGATGAGGAACCCGAAGTCGAGCCGGAGAAGTGAGCCTCAACATCCTCGGCATCGCCAAGACCCGAGCGGCGCTCGAGGCCGCGATGCTCCAGGCCAAGGCCGCGGAACGCCCGGCGGTCGAGGCGGGAGGGCAGGTGGTGGCTCGGGAGATGATCGCTCGAGCACCCCGTGACACCGGCCGGCTCGTCTCGCTGATCGACATCGACGACTCCGGGCTGGGGGATGGGACGACGGCCAGAGTCGGCTCGTCTGCTGAGTACGACCGGTTCGTCCAGTTCGGCACGGTCCACATGAGTGCGAATCCCTACGGCCAACAGGCCGCGGTGGCGTCGGTCCCCGGCATCATCGGCGTGATGACCGGGATCTTCAAGGCAGCGATCCGAGGATAAGGAGGAAGCATGGCGGCATACACCGTCCAGACGGTCACCGAGGCCGGCATCACGCCGACCTACACCGGTGTCTCGGCGTCCGACACCTTCACGCCGGCGACGGCCGACCTGGACAAGACGCACATCCTGCACGTCAAGAACGCCGGCGGCTCGCCGGACTCGGTCGTCGTCGACGATCCGAACTCGCTGACCAACGCGCCGGGCGGTACCTCGTACAACCCCGACGTCACGGTCTCGGTCACCAACGCTCAGGAACGGTTCATCCGGCTCACGCCGGTCCGCAGGTACGTCCAAGCCAACGGGACGGTCGTGGTGACCAACTCGTTCACCACATCGGTCACCGCCGCGGTCTTCGTGGCATAGGAAGGGGGGAACATGACCAAGCAGGCAGGGTTCCTCGGCTTCCTGAAACAGAACACCGTGACAGGATCGGCGACAGGGACCTACACCACCGTGTCGCAGATCATGACGGTCACGGCCGTGGGGTCGACCCGAGCGCTGATCGACGTCTCGGCGCACGGTGATATGTGGGCCGACTTCCTCGCCGGCCGGCAGGAGGGCAACGAGGTCGAGCTCACGCTAGCGTGGGATCCGACGCTCACCCCGCACACCAACCTCAAGGCCGACTACGACGCGACCAACCAGGTCGCGAGGTACTACGAGCTTCAGCATCCCAACTGGGCCTCGGCGTATCGGTTCCCATGCATCCCGATCCAGTTCGAGGTCGAGGCCACCGACGACGCCGCGATGGAAGCGCACATCACGCTCAAGATCGTGACGCCCGGCGTGACTTCGGTGACGCCGTCGTGACCGACCTCCGGGACGCGATGCGCGCCGCCGTCGGCGCAGGGATCGAGACGGTCTACGTCCCGGAGTGGGAACGCAAGGTCGGCGTCCGTTCGCTGTCGGTCAAGGACC